GGCGGGTGAGCCGGCGCGTGGTGCTGTTTGATGAGGTGGACGGCTATCCAGCGACCACCAACGAAGGCGACCAGATCAAGCTGGGCATCCGGCGGTCGGAATACTACTGGAACCGGAAGATCGGCATCGCCAGCACACCGACGACGAAGGACTTCAGCCGCATCGAGCGGTGGTTCCTGCGCACCGATCAGCGCCGCTACTTCGTGCCGTGTCCGCACTGCAGCCATCACCAGGTGCTGCGCTGGCAGCAGTTCAAGTGGGAGCAGGGCCAGCCGGAGACGGTGGGCTACGAGTGCGAGAGCTGCACGGCGCGGATCCCGCACAGCCAGAAGCGGTGGATGGTTGAGCGCGGCGAGTGGCGTGCGACAGCCATCGCTGACGCGCCTGGGCTGGTGGGCTTTCACCTGTGGGCGGCCTACAGCTACAGCCCGAATGCCTCATGGGAGCAGCTGGTGCGTGAGTTCCTTGAGGTAAAGAGCGACCGGGACCAGCTGCGCACGTTCGTGAACACCGTGCTGGGTGAGCCGTTCGAGGACGACTACACCGCCAAGCTCAGCCCAGATGGCCTGATGGCCAGACGGGAGGAGTACCTGCCCGGGTCATGCCCTGCCGGCGTGCTGCTGCTGACCTGCGGTGTGGACGTGCAGGACAACCGCTTGGCGGTGAGTGTGTGGGGCTGGGGCAGGGGCGAAGAAGCGTGGCTGGTGTGGCATCAGGAGATCCACGGCGACCCGACACGGGAGGAGGTGTGGGAACAGCTCGACACGGTGCTGGCTGCTGGCTGGCCCATGGTCGGTGGCGGCGATCTGAAAATCGCTGCGCTGGGCGTGGACAGCGGCGGCCATTGCACCCATGAGGTGTATGAGTTCGCCCGGCAGCGCCGCGCCCGTGGGGTGATCCCGCTGAAGGGGGCGAACACGGCAGGCAAGCCGGTGATAGGCAAGGGCTCGAAGCAGGATGTGAACAGGCGAGACCAGACGATCCGCAAGGGCGTGACGCTCTACCTGGTCGGCACCGACACGGCGAAGACGACGATCTTTGGCCGGCTGCGCCACACCCAGACCGGGCCTGGGTCGTTCCACTTTGGCCAAGGTGCTGATGATGAGTTCTTCCGCCAGCTGACGGCAGAGAAGCAGCAGATGCGAACGGTCAAGGGTTTCCCGGTGCGGGAGTGGGTGAAGGCAAGCGGTGATCGCAATGAAGCGCTCGACTGCTTGGTGTACGCCTACGCCACGTTGCAGTGGGTGGCCCGCCGCTACAACCGCGCCACGATGTGGGACCAGCTGGAGCGGCATGTGAAGGCAGCGGCAACAGCGGAGCAGCCACCGCCAGAGCCAGCACGCAAGGCCCGAGTAAGGCCCGCGGTCAACTCTGTTACGTCCTGGTAAGGCTCCACAGACTGATGGCAAGCGCGAATAGGACGGGTGAACATCCCACGAAGCATTACGGCCGGCGACTCGCTGACGTGGAATGACCCAGCTGGAGTGGACAGCCAAGGCGCGCTGGTGAGTTCAGCCACGTGGACGCTGACCTACTACCTGCGCACCAACACCGCCAGCGAAGGCGCCACAGTGGTCGGCACTGCTGGAGCTGCTGGCAGCTGGGACTTTACGGTCGCTGCAGCCACCACCACGGCATTCGATGCCGGCCCCTGGAGCTGGACGGCACGGGCGACGAATGGCGCGCTGGCGATGACCATGGCCAGCGGGTCGCTGACGGTGCTGCGGTCGCTGGCCTATGCCGGCACGCCGGCAGCGTTCGATGGCCGCAGCCAGGCGGAGATCGACCTGGCGGCGGTGCAGACGGCCATTCGCACGATCATTAGCGGCGGCGTCAGCCAGTACGCCATCGGCAGCAGGCAGGCGACGAAGCTTGACCTGGGCGCACTGATGAAACGGGAATCACAGCTCAAGGCAGAAGTGGCCCGCGAGCGAGCGGCCGAGAAGGTGGCCGCCGGCCTGGGTGATCCGCGCTCGCTATTCGTGAGGTTTGGAAGATGAGCAAGCGCAAGAAGTCACGGCAGGCCCCATCTGCACCACGCCGGCGCGCCTATGAGGGCGCCATGGTGTCGCGGCTGACGGCTGGCTGGGTGACCAGCAGCACCAGCGCAGACGCTGAGATTGACGGCAGCTTGGTGCGGTTGCGCAATCGGGCGCGGCAGCTGGTCAGGGATAACGGCTACGCGCAGCAGGCGCTGCGCTGCATTGTCTCCAACGTGATTGGAACCGGCGTCAGGATGCAGGCCCAGGTGCCGGCGGCGGCCAACGGCGGCAGACCAGACACCGCGATCAATGACGCCATTGAGCGGCAGTGGGCGCACTGGTGCCACGCCGACACCTGCCACGCTGCCGGCCAGTTGAGCCTGCAAGAGATAGCCCGGCTGGCATGGCGCGCCATGGCTGAATCTGGAGAGGCGTTTATTCGGCTGGTGCCTGAAGCCATGGGGAACGGCATTGTGCCGCTGGCTTTGGAGATCCTTGAGGCCGATTTGGTCGATGAGGGCAAGACATCAGGGCCAGAGGCTGATGGTGGTGAATGGCGCATGGGTGTGCACGTCAACCGCTGGGGGCGGCCCACTGCTTATCGCTTTAGGACGCGGCACCCCGGCGACGTGTCGGGATCGATTGGATATTCAGTGGTCGATGTCCCGGCCGATCAGGTACTTCATCTGCGCCGCATTGAGCGCCCCGGCCAGACGCGAGGCGTGCCATGGTTTGCCGCAGCAATCAAGGGCCTGCATCATCTGGCCGGCTACCAGGAAGCCGAAGTAGTGCGGGCTCGTGCTGCCAGCAGCCTGATGGGATTTATCACCAGCCCCGAAGGTGAGCTGATTGGTGATGACGTTTACGACGCCGAGCGCGTCAGCAACTTTGAGCCTGGGGTTTTCAAATACCTAGCGCCTGGCGAATCGGTCAGCGTGCCTCAACTCGACGCGCCTGACGGGCAGTTTGAACCATTCCTGCGGGCCATGCTGCGCGGCGTTGCAGCATCAACCGGCTGCAGCTTTGAGCAGGTCAGCAATGACTACAGCCAGAGCAACTACAGCTCAAATCGAATGAGCCGCCAGGATTTGATTGAGATGTGGAAGGGCGAGCAGCAATATGCCATCGAGCACTTCTATCGGCCGATATTCCAAAGGTGGATGGATGCAGCTGTTGGCGTTGGCGATCTGTCGCTGCCCAACTACGACACCCTGCGCGATCGTTACCAAGCGGTTCGCTGGTATCCGAGAGCCTGGGGCTTCCTTGACCCAAAGGTGGAGATCGGCGCTTACAAAGATGCTGTCCGCTGCGGCTTTATGACGCAGGCGCAGGTTGTAGCTGAGCAGGGCGGCGACCTTGCCGAGCTGATGCGCGACCTGGCGGCAGAGCGTGAGATGGCGCAAGAGCTGGGCCTGACCCTTGATATTGACGCCGGCAAGGTCTCAGGCGCAGGACTGACGCAGGCCCGGCCAGTGGGATCAATTATCCCGCAAGACCCCTACGCACCAGATGACACGGCAGCCGATGCCAGCAGTGACGAGCCCGACAACGACACGGAAGATTTGGCCTAATGAGCAACGTCCATAGCCTGAGCGCAGGAAACGCCGCGCCAATGGAACAACGCGACCACGACGGCAAGCCGCTCTACCGCAATGCGGTGGTGGCGAGCTGGTGCCGCGCGGAGGACGACCCCGAAGTAATCGAGTTCAGCTTTTCGTCAGAGGAGCCAGTCGAGCGCTACTTCGGGATGGAAGTTCTCAGCCATGACCCTGGCGCGATGAACATGGCCCGCCTTAATTCAGGGGCGGCGCCATGGCTCTGGAACCACAATCCCGATGTGGTTCTCGGCGGAGTCGAGAGGGCTTGGCAGGGCGGTGACGGGCGCGGCATGGTTCGCACCCGTTGGAGCCCCAACACCAAGTCCGAGGGTTCCGACGAATGGAAGGTCCGGCAGAACTGGGAGGCGGGCATTATCCGCAACGTCTCTTTCATGTACTCCATTGACGCGCCACTTGATCTCAAGTCGCGTGAGGGTGTGGCGCTGGTAACAGCGTTCACCCCGATGGAGGTCTCCACCGTCTCCATTCCAGCCGACGCCACCGTTGGCCAAGGCCGAGCAATCGACGCCACAATCGCGGCCCCGGCCGCAGATCAAACCCAACCCCCGATTGAATCCATGGAACCGACCATCGACATCGAGGCGGTGAAGGCTCAGGCTGCGGCCGATGAGCGTTCACGCGTCGCCAGCATCACCAGCCTCTGCCGTGAGCACAAAGCCGACGACCTGGCCCAGGGCCTGATCGAACGCGGTGCCACCGAAACCGAAGCCATGAAAGACGTGCTCGCCGCCATCGGCAAGCGCGCCAAGCAGCTCGCCACCCCGGCTGCTGCTCAACCGATCGCCGGCGCTTCTGCTGACATCGGCCTGAGCGACAAAGAGGCCCGCAGCTTCAGCTTTCTTAAGGCAATGCGCGCCCAGCTCTTCCCTAACGAGCGCGCCTTCCAGGAGGAAGCCGCTTTTGAGCGCGAGGCCAGCAACGCTGCCGCCCAACGGATGGGCATGAGCCCTAAAGGCATCTTGATTCCTAACGATGTGCTCAGCCGGTCCCTGATCGCTGGCCAAGCCTCCGCTGCCGGCGACCTGATCTTCACTGATGCTCGCCCCGGATCGTTCATTGAGCTGCTGCGCAAGCGCAACTTTCTGACCGGCCTTGGCGTCACCATCCTGGCCGGCCTGACTGGCCCCGTGGGCATCCCCAAGCAGACCGGCGCCAGCCAGGTCTACTGGAAGGGTGAAGGCGTGGCTGCCGCCGAATCTGAGCCCAGCGTGGGCCAAGTCACCATGACGCTCAAGGAAATGAGCGCTTGGACTCGCTTCTCGCGTTCGCTGATGCTGCAAAGCTCCATCGACGTTGAGACGTTTGTTCGCAATGACCTGGTGATCGTGATGGCCCTGGAGCAAGCACGGGTTGCCCTTTATGGCCTGGGGTCCTCTTCCCAGCCCGAAGGTCTCAAGATCACCACAGGGATCAACACCAAGGATTTCGCTGCAAACCAGCCCACCTATGCCGAGCTGGTGGACATGGAAACCCAAGTCGCGGCCGATGACGCCGACATTGGCACCATGGGGTACGTCACCAACGCCACCACCTACGGCGGATTCAAGACCACCGAAAAAGCGGCCAACACCGCTCAGTTTGTTCTTGAGCCTGGCGGCACCGTGAACAGCTACGGAGTGGTCCGCTCCAACCAGGTGGAGACTGGCGACGTGTTCTTCGGTGTCTGGAGCCAGCTCGTTCTGGGCCTCTTCGGTGCCGTCGATCTCCAGGTGAACCCCTACTCAGAGGACAAGGAGGGCAACATCCGGGTCGTGGCTCATCAGGCCATCGACTACGCAGTGCGCCACCCCCAAGCCTTCTGCCGCGGTAACAACACCCTGTGATGGCCATGAGGATCAGGATCTTGCGCCAAACCTCAATCATTGGCCGACCTGCACGGGTTGGCGACGTGGTGGAGGCAACCCCTGCAGATGCCCGGCTCCTGCTGGCCATGGGCAGGGCTGAGCAGGCGCCAGGTCCTGATCCGGTGGTGATCACCGCACCAGATGCCGCAAAGCCTCGCTCCCGTAAATTAACCCCCCGTCAAACCAATGGCTGTTCATGAGCTTTCGCTGGACAAACTCCAGCACTTCACCCTTCTGGCTACGACCACGATCACCGCTACCGGCAACCAGACCGGCGTGGACCTTCAAGGATTCGATGGTGATGTTCAGATCATCTTGGCCGGCACTGCCGCTGGCTCTGGAAATGATTTGACCTTCCGCATTGAAGAGTCGGAGGACAACTCAACTTATGGCGCCGCAACCGGCGGCGGCTTCACTGCGATTGCCAACGCTGCATCAAAGCAGGTAATCACCCTGAACAGCAACGACCTCAAGCGTTACATCCGCTTGAGCTGCACTGCTGAGACAGGTACCGCTTCCAGCAGCGTGACTTGTTTTGGCTTTGGCCTGAAGAAGTACAGCTGAGATGGCACTCACCGAGAACCTAGATGTGTTCTTGGCAGACTTCGGCGTCAGCGTCACTGCTGGCGCCGTTTCTGGTTTGGGCATTCTCGACATGCCTGGCGAAGCGGTTTTGGATGGCATGGTGATCAGCACCAGCTACCGGCTGGTGTGCCGCTCGGATGAGTTCGGATGGCTTGGATACGGCGACCTGGTGAATATCGAGAGCGTCGGTTATCGGGTGCAGGAGAACATGCCTATCGGCGATGGCCGATTCTGCAGCGTGCAGCTGGAGAAGGTTGACGGTGGCGGTGCGGTCGAGTTCGTGTTTGACGGGGACTTTGAGTAATGGCAATCCAACGATTTACCGGTCGAGTACAGCAGCGATTCTCCACGCTGGCGGCGATCACGGCGACCAATCCGATCCTGCTGGAAGGTGAGGTCTGGACGGAGAAGGACGCGAGCACGGGGCGCAGCACCGGCCGGCGGAAGGTTGGCGATGGTGTGATTGGTGCGGGTGATGTGATCACCGGCACGGCATTCAACAGCCTGCCATTTGAGCCGACTGCCGGGGGTGGATCGGGTGATGTCGTCGGCCCTGCCAGCGCTACGGACGGCAGAGCGGCACTGTTTGATGGGGCGACCGGAAGGCTGCTGAAGCAGTCGAGCGCGGCGCCTGTGCTGGAGGGCGATGCAAGGCTGAGCGACGCCCGCGAGTGGAGCGCCACAACGATCACCCAGGCCGAAGCCGAGGCCGGCACCGCGACCACCCGGCGAGCCTTCACTGCGCAACGTGTGTTCCAGGCTGTTGCGGCATGGTGGGCGGCAACAGCAACAGCAACAGGCCAAGCCCTGGCTACTGCGGCCAACGCTGCAGCAGCTCGGACCACTCTTGGGCTGGGCACAGCAGCCACGGCCGCGAGCGGTGACTTCGCCACTGCAGCGCAGGGCGTCACCAACGGCAACAGTCACGACCACAACGGCGGCGACGGGGCGCAGATTGCCTATAGCTCGCTGTCGGGGTTGCCGACGCTACCGACTGGCACGAACACGGGCGACCAGTCGATTGCCAACACCTCGGACGCCACCAGCCACACGGTCACGCTGTCGGCCTCGGGCGGGTCGGTGCAGTTGGTGGAGGGGAGCAACATCACGCTGACCACCACGGGCACCAGCGGCGCTGCTGTTGTGACGATTGCCAGCACTGCCTCGGGTGGCGGCGGCGATGCCTTCCGCTATTTCGGCGCTGCTGAGTTCATCCCGCGCACCACAAACGGCTGCGGCGTCAACTCAGATGAGACGACCACCAACAGGGTGAACCGTGACCTGTTGATGTTCGATGCAGGCACCCAGGAGTTCGCGCAGGTCTGGTTTGCATGGCCTACGGGCTGGAACACTTTTTCTGCCACCTTCCTATGGAAGTATTCCAGCGGCAGCGGTAACTGCGTCTGGGGAGCTCAGGCTCGACTGTATGCAGATAACACCGCAGTAGATACAGCGTTCGGCACGGCTCAGACCGTTACGGACAACGGCCAAGGGACGGCCATTCACCATGAGAGCGCAGCGACATCAGCTATCACCCCAGGCGGCACGGTGGCTGATGGGAGGCTGTTTGTGCTGCAGGTCTACCGCGATGCGACCAATGGCAGC